ATCAAGAATAAACATCTTGAAGTTGTCCTTAAGAAGTATGAGAAAGATTCTCCAGAAACTTGGAAGTCCATTCAGGATAACAAGGGCAGCGTACAACATCTTGAATTCTTGACTCAGTTGGAAAAAGATGTATTTAAGACTGGTAGTGAAATCAATCCTATGTACATCATTGAGCAAGCTGCTGCACGTACACCGTATATCTGTCAATCAACAAGTGTGAATATTCAAGTAACAAAGGATATCACTAAAGAAGAGATGTCAGATATCCATATGAAAGCTTGGGGTGCTGGTGTAAAGACGTTATACTACTGCCGTGCTGAAGGTGCCGACAAAGCAGACATTGGGACTGGTACAGAGAAGCCGCTGAATGCAGTTCCCGTACGTAAGAAAATTGAATATGAAACATGCTTCGCTTGTGAAGCATAAAGGAGGAATTTTTGTCTGTATTTAAACCTAGTAAGTCCTACCGACCTTTCACTTATTCTTGGGCAGCGGAGGCTGCTCAGAAACATTCGATTGAGATGTTTTGGGATATTCACCAACTTAATCTTCAAGATGATGTTCAACAGTATTTCTCAAAAGAAGGTTTGAAGACTGCAACTGTATCTCACCAACAAAACAAGAATATTCTTGACCGAACTCTTTGCTTGTTTACTGAGATGGATAAGACCGTTGGTGAAGGGTATACCGAGTTGCTACCATTCATTAAGAATAATGAAATTCGTAATATGCTTATGACTTTTGCTGCCCGTGAAGTTGTTCACCAACGAGCCTACGCACTAGCAGCAGAGACATTTGGGTTTAGTAACTCTGACTGGCTGGCATTTGCTGACTATAAAGAGATGGTTGAGAAGTTGGATGTAATGCTTGAAGACTTGACACCAGAGGGTGCTTCAAACGAACTTAAGGCTGCAATCAAGCTTACTCAAATTCTTCTTGGGGAGGGCATTGGCTTGTTCGGTGCTTTTGCAACACTACTTAACCAAAAGCGCAGCGGGATTTTGAATGGGTTCAACGACGTAAATGAATGGTCGTTGCTTGATGAAGCGGAACACGTAGCTAAGAATATTCGTGTTGTAGAAGAGATGGAAAAAGATCTTTCTGAAGTAGAGCGCGTTGCTCTTAAGAATATCACATTGAAATTTGTTGATATGTTTGAGCAAGCTGAGTACCGATATATTGATCTTGTCTTTGAGATGGGTGGTGCGGAAGGTCTTACAGCCGATGAGATGAAAGGGTATATCAAATACCTTGGCAAACTTCGTCTTTATCAGCGTGGTTATGTTAGCCTAAACGACGTTCCCAAGAATCCCTTGGAATGGATGGAGTGGTTGCTTAGTGCCAATAAACACTCTAATTTCTTCGAGAAGAAGGTTACAGATTATCAACACTCAGAGCTACCCGGTGAAGTGAACTACAATAAATACCGTCATCTGCTTGAAAAAGTTGCTTGACACAATAATCTGATGTGCTATATTGGCTTCATGTCCTTCGGGGCGTGGAGCCTTTTCTTTTGGAGAGAATGAAATGAGATTCATACAACACAGTACACGAATGTCCTACTGGTCACACAGCACCTTGTCTAAATTCATTCGTACTAAGTTTGACCTCGACAATCCAAAGTGGCACACAATAGAGGGTTGGGATACTCACAAGGAAGAGTGCAAACAGAAAGCACCCTTCATCCATTGGTTGACAGACAAAGGTTTTAATAAACTACAGAATCTTTACTTGTTCATTCCAGACTTAATTTATACAATTCGTGTAGCTGATATCTGGAAGTACTTCAGAAATCTTTATGTCTTCCATAAAGCTCTTCGTCAATACCGTTCATGGGATTATGGGGGATTGCTTTTGTTCATGGAAACTGCTACAAAGGATATGCACCTTTGTCATAAGAATCATGGACATTTGATGCGTTCTGAGGATACAGCTAAGGAGCTTCTGATTGTGTCTACATTGCTAAAACGTATACGTGAGGATAACTACACAGATGAAGTCCAAGGATATAAACATACAGAAGGTAAGATGTTTGGTGGTGAGTTTTATCAGAAACCAAATACACTGCCCAGTATCAAGGCTAAGAATTTCTACAAGATGCGTGAAGCTGTGAAGAAAAATGATCTTGACTTGGTTTGTAAATTGATCAATACTAAACTCAATTCTTGGTGGGACTGATAGGAGAAATAAAATGAAATCACCCCTCGTAGATGTCCTTGCCATCCTAATGTGCATGCTGCTCGTAGTATTGGTTGGACAATATTATATCCACAAGAAGCAGAACGAAGTGTTTCAAATTCCTAGTAAGCTTATGGAAGCTCCAGTTAAGCAGAAGGTTGATATGAGTAGGTTTGAGACTAAGGTTAAGGTGACAGAATGATGAAACAAAAGCTTTGCGGAGGTCTGGGTATAAATGATGCAGACTATCAAGTAACTAAGTATATTGTTGGCGACAACGGGAAAAGAAAGCGAGTATGGGTTTACCCTTATTATGCTCGCTGGAAATCTCTGATGGAAAGAATAGGACCTAATAGCAAAGAAGAAGCTTATTTTGATAAGACTTGTTGTGCTGATTGGGTTTATTTTAGTAAGTTCAAAGCTTGGATGGAGGCACAGACTTGGGAAAACTTAGACCTCGATAAAGATATTCTAATTCAGAATAACAAAGAGTATGGACCAACGACCTGTGCTTTTGTACCAGCATGGATAAATACTTTGCTCATGACAAACACTCACCGTAAAGGTATTCTTCCACTTGGTGTACACCTTAGTTCGAAAGGTCAATTTAGGGCTCAAGTTTCTAATGTTTACACAAATAAAAATAAACATTTAGGGCTTTACCAAACTCCCGAAGAAGCTCACAGCGCTTGGCAGCGAGGTAAAATAGATCAGATAGAGAAGGCTTTGAAGATGTACGAAGAAGAGGGGTGCTTCAGATTAGATATAAAAGAAGCGCTTCTTAAACGCTCTTCTAACATTCTAGAAGACAACAAAAATAGTAGGGAGACTTTATTTTTATGAACAAAAAGCCCCGCGTCCGAAAGGATAGCGGGGCAAAGTTCTGAGATAAGGACATGGCGATCCTCTCTTTGTCTGCAAGGCAGTTCTTATAATTATTCGTTTAACGATTACCGTTATTCTGTGTCTGAATATTGTTTTGAATGATTTTAGAATTATTCTTTTTATCAGACTGAAGCATATGCATTTTCTTCTCTAAAATACCAACCCTTGCTGTAAGCTTACTATCCAATAGGTCTACTTTCTCATCAACCTTATTACTCTTAGCTTCAAGATACACAAGGTTCTGACTAGACACAGATTCTACTGTTTCGGGTGTACTAGCATTCGCCATAACAATTGGAGAGGGGTCTTTTTTATATAAATCGTAAAGCTCATCAAGACGCTTACCAAATATTTGTGCCCTTGTCTCCCTTAGTTGCTGATATCTATTTAGATTGTCTTCCAACGTTCTTAGTTTTAAATCAGACTTATTTTTATCAGTTTGTAATGTCTCATTCACTTGTCGTTGAAAGTCTTCAAGAGCTGCATTGGAAGATTGCTTTGTAGTTATCGTTATAATCAGAACAAGCGCTAGGACGATAATAGTCGCTTGTGAAAATGCATTTAATACTTTCATGAACATATAATCCCCCAATTAGTTGATCTAAAATAAGAGGATTATTTTTTATCGTTGTTAGCTTGTACGAGCTTTAGGATAAGATCCAAGCGGTTACTTAGATCAGCAAATCGAACTTCAATAGACCTAGAGATACGTTCTTCTAGCTGTTGAGCAGAAGCTTGGGTCATAGCTGTTGCTTGCATGGTATAAACACGTTCCTCAAGCTTTTGAATACTGTTGTAGCTCCAACCACAAAGGATGAACAAAAGCCCAATAAGAGCAGACTTAACGGTTTCGTAGCTCTTTTCCCGCTGATTGTTTAATTCTGAATTAGGCATATTATTTTCCATCCCCGAATCTTTCCTGATTTACTCGCTTCCAAATCTGGAGACGTTTCAATTTCTCATTACACTTACCAAGGTTTGTAGTTTGCAATGACCAAGCAGATGCAAGTATAAGTTTATCTTTATTGTCTTTCCCGGTGAGTTCAGGAGGTGGGCTAATCATGCATTCAGCTAAAGCTTCATCGCTTGGAAATATAACGATAGGTTTTTGATAGTTAGAACAAGACATAACGGACATAGACAAAAGTAAGAGTAGGACGTACTTCATTTCTTAATCACCTTTGTGCATGACTTGTCTTCGGGATTACTATTACAAAAACTTTGCCTCATCATATTCTTAAGTTCAGAGTCAACAGGATTTGATTTTTCAATCACTTCTGTTTTATTGATAACCTTGTAAGAACCTGTTGCATTGATTAGAGTATTCTGTACCTTCTCAATCTTAGCGTTGAGTTTATTACTACCCTTCTCTACAGTTTCTTGTATAGGTTTTGCATCAATAACAACAACCTTACTTAGATCAAGCTCCGATTGTAGCAATACAATCCTACGTTCCTTATCTACGACTTGTGATGCTAACTCAACATTCTGCCCACGAAGAACATTATTTTTCTCAGCTTCTGTATAGAGCATCCAACCAAGTACTGATACTGCAATCAGTGTGAGCGCTCCAAGATAGATGTGCAAATCATTATCTATAAACCAAGCCTCTGCATTAGCAAAGAAAGACTTCCATCTGTCCATTTATTCATCCTTCTTTTTATAAAGATTAATTTGCTCAAGCTTGTGTTTTCTTTGTTTCTCTAACAGACGCTTATAGTCCCCTATGCAGCTATTATTAGCCACATAAGCCTTAGCTAAAGTTCTGGGAGTGTTACCCGGTTCAGCAGCTACACAAGGATCAATTAGAAGGCTGTCTGGAGTCAGTACCAACACTGCCTCTGGTACGATCATAGCTTTCTGAAAGCAACCGCTGCAAGTCATCAGGAAGAGTCCCATCAATATCAACGACACTACTTTCATTAAGTGGAACCTTTAAGGGTGTTTGTACGGAAGGTCTAGAAGGGATCTTATCAATAGCTGATAATTCCTTATCCTTAAGGACATTTGAAGCATTCTTCTCAATCTGATATTCAGAGGCAATAGAGTCATCAATCTGGCAGCTCAAATACTTCAAGTTAAGGGCCTTTTGATACCCTGCAACAGCTTCCCTTGCTTCCTTGAGTGCTTCCACAGCCACTACTTTATCATCATGCAGTGATAAAGAAAGCCAGCCTAAAGCTGCTGTACTGGCAGAGAGGGCTAGGATGAGGTAGAACATCCAGCTATTGAACATCTGTGTTCTCCACGTTAGGATCATTGACCAGTACAGGTTGTTTAATAAGCCTGCCAATTAGCCCAAGTACACCAAAGACGATAGCCAATGTAATAACAATCTTGAATGCAAAGTAGACGTTGATTACACCAAGCACAGATAATCCTGTGACAGACAAGGCTTGAAGGATGTTAGCTAGGCTGAAGATTATAGAATAACTTTTCCACAATCTCTTCCACCCTTCAACTAGGGACAATTTCAATTTTAGTTTTTCCAAGACACATGTCCTTCTCTTGTTGACGCCTTGTCACTAGACCATTGAGTTTTTGTTTTTTCGCATAAACCCATTTACTCAGCTCTTCACAAGCCCCTTCATAATCTTTAGAATTCAGCTTACGAAGCATAGTTGAGGATTTGAAGTTGCCAACGCCAGCATTGTATGTGAAACTTAAGAAGGCTGCATGCTGATAGTCTGTGAGAGGAACACGGACCAAGTTCATCATTTGTTTATCGTGAGATGCCAGATCTTTTGCTAATTGATCAAGACACTCTGCGTCTGTGAATTTATTACCAAGCTTAGCTTCCTTACCCGTATTACCGTAACAAACCGTAGCGATACCTACAGGATCAAGATAAGTAGTGTTAACCTTGCCCTCATTTGGTGCGATGAGGTAGCCCCCACTCATTGCCACGGCGGCAGTAAAGCCATATGCTAGGAGTTTTTTATATATGCCATTCTTTGTATCTGCCATGTAATGCTCCAAGTGTGAGGCACATCCTTGTACCTTGATTCACCTTTAAATAATAGGCCCAATAGCACCAGTTTTCTCAACAACAGCTGTAATGCTTACACCAGTGAGGGTAACCGATGCTGCTGTCATGTTCTGAATCCTGACGTAGATAGTGTCGGCTGCTGATACA